ATTTTTTGAATACCACTACTGAGATCTTCTACTGATTTTTGAATTATTTCTGTAGATTCAATAATCATATCTTCAGCTGCTTTTTGTAATTTGCTTATATCGGTAATATTTGTCTTTTTTCTTTCTTCGAGTAATGTCTTTTTACGTTCCCTTTCTATGCTTAGTTCGTGGTGTTGTTTTTCCTGTCTTTTTAACGAACGATCATTTTCTTCGTATTTTGCTAATTCGATTTCATATGTCTTTCTTTTTTCACTAAGATCACTTTTAAGATATACAAGTGCTTCACTAAAAATACTTAAATTAAAAATATTTTCAATAAACTCACGCTTTTCTTGCTTCTTTTTAGCCATGAATGGAACTGTATTATTAATTGTCATTATAACACAGTTTTGAAAAATTTCTGGTGTACAAGAAAGTAATGTGCGTATATAATTATTGGTACTCGAAATGCTATCGAGAGTCTTATCTTCACCGTTAATGTATATATAACATTTTGATGGTTCTATAGTTCTTACAATTTTAATATCAACAGTTTCGGTATGATTTCTTACTTGTATTTCAAGTTCTACAGCGCAACCTTTTTTTGTCGTGCTATTTACAATATGCTCTTTCTTAACATCGCGCAGTGTTTCGCCGAATACTGCAAAATATACTGCATCTGCAATGGTAGATTTACCCACACCATTACGTCGATCTTCTTTATCTTTATTGACACCAGTAATAATATGTAATCCTGTCTTAAAATTAATTATTACAGGCTCATTTCCTACTGATAAAAAATTTTGTATTTTAACTTTATTAAAAATAATATTTTTCATTTTACCTTTTTAAGTATATCTATGCAATATAACTCTATTTCTTTTTTATTTTGTATGTCTAATGTTTCAATAAATTCTCTCAACGTTTGTTCGAGATCAACACTATTTGATGTTGATATTGTCTCATTTATACCAATTGTGTTATCGTGTAATGAATAATCAATCGATAAATTAATAGAATCAAAATCTGATGCATATTTTATAGCTTTATCAATATCATCAACAGCATGATTACCGTCCACAATAATACGTACTATATTATTTGTAAAGAGATCTTTAATATCCTTTTTATCTTTTTTGTATTGCTGTAATTCTGTAACTGTTACCTTGCTGTGCTTAGGTGATACTGTATTTTCATAAAAATTATAACTAAGATCGTTAACATCTAGAATATAATAACCTTTCTTAGAGTTATAATCACCATAATCCATTTCGTATGGATTACCAACATATATTATTGTTCCATTATCATACTGTCTTTCTTCTCTTAAATGAAAATGGCCGGTCATAATAAGTCTTGCTTTATCGAATAATGATTGTGTCTTGATACCATGTTCACAAAGCTTATAACTATTCATTTTAAAGCTCTCTACTTCTAAGTGACCAAACAATATATCAGATTTCGGTATTTCAGAAAGAGAAGCACCCCACGGTAAAAATGTAACTGTTTTACCGTAGAGTGTAAAGGTCTGTGTCGTATCTATAACACGTATTTTATTTTTTCCATTAAGCAAAGAGAGTGAATTAACTGTTGAATTATCTTTGTAGTACGCATCATGATTGCCTACAAGAATTGTAATATTAAAATCTTTCCAAAGTGAAAATATCTGATTAACAATATGCATTGTATTAACAGCAACCTCATCACGGTAATGATATACATCACCTAATATGAAAATATCATGTATATTTTTCTCCTCTAAATCTGCTTTGAGCCATGTCGCCCATTTTAATGCTATATCATGCCATAGTGAATTATTTTGATGTACACCTATATGTAAATCTGCTATGCAGCAAATTTTTGATGTTTTTGTATTTAGATCAGTAATCGTCATCGTTGTTGTATGTTGGGTCAACATATACATGTGTCCCGTTTACTTCATTATTATCAATCATCAGCTCTGTATAAACTTTCTCTCTATAATCATTGAGCGTTTCATGATGTTTTTTTTCTTTTTTAATTCTATTGATGAAAGCGTGAAATGCAATGGTTGTAAAGTAAGAAAATGGGCTAAAACCTGAATCTAATCTAAAACTTTTATTTTTAAGAGCAGAAAACATTTTTACAATAGCATCACCTATCATATCCTCTTTATATGAATAATTGATAAAATTTGTCGCATATGAAAGACCACTTGCTATCTTGTTTATACTTTCTCCAAGCTTAATGGATATTGTACCAGTACGGTAATATTCTCTAATTTCTTCTTCAAATTCTTTTCCATTTACATAATGCTCTTTATCACGTGGCTTTATTTTCTTTATAGGCTCAGACGTAGATAACTTTGCCGCATCAATACCACATATCACAACTTCTTTAGTATTCGAAGGTTGTGTTTTAGTAAGTTTTTTTACCTTAGGTTTTTCAACTTGCGGTTCGTTTTTCTTCAATTTCTTTAATTGAGAATTTAATGTGTTCGTTTTCATATAATGTTATTCTTTTTTCGAGGTGACTTAAACTGTAATGGTATGTGTCAGCAATATCAAATATTACAAGCTTATCTTTGTCTTTATGTAGACGTAACCCACGACCTATTGATTGTACTATTTTTACTTTAGCTTTACCGCCACACGCAAAAATAATATAATGTAAATTTTTAATATTGATACCAGTAGAGAAAATTTTAGATATAGCTACAATTACAACATTATCTGCAGTCTCCATTAACTGTCTAACACTCTCTCTTTCTGTTATGCTTACATCACCGTGTATAAAAAATACTTGCTTGTTAGGTGCAGCTTTTGTAATGTATTCATACAGTCTTTTGCCATGCTCTATGTAATCAACTAATACAAGTGTATTCTTTTGTACTTTAGAGGCAATTGTGCTTATCGTTGTATTTCTATAATTGCTTGCTATTAATGTCTCTATTTCTTCCCTATATGTTAAATTTAATTTTAAATTTAAATGCTTAAGTTTTAAAACTTGTATTTCTACACCAGAGATATAACTTTCATTTCGTAAATCGATACTTTCTTTTTTAAAGATTATAGGTCCTATCTTACCCGTAATATTCCATTGATCGAGCAATCCTTCAGGCATTGTACCCGTAAGACCGAATCGATGTGGTGTTTTCAATATTTTAAAAATATTGTTTATTTCATTACCTTTTCTTAAACGATGACACTCATCGATGAATAATACATTAACATTACTAAGCCATGATAAATCAGTATTTTTACTTTGCATTATACCTATGTTTGCGACAATAACATTGGTATCAGTGTTTAGTGCATCATCGCCTGTCCACTTTGATACCGTAAATGGTACACCGTATTGCTCAAAATCTGAACTTGTTTGTTCAACAAGACCGCGATCAGGTACAATAAAAAGACACTTAAATTTATTACCATATATAAAAAATATATTCGTCAATATGGATGCTGCTGTAAGTGTTTTACCACCCGCAGTAGCGAGTAATATTGTACCACGACCGTATTGTAAGCTACGCTTTACAATTTCGCGTTGATAATCGCGTAAGGGTATTAAAAGAGGTAGCGGCTCGCAATTATATTTTGGTGAATTATGCCATGATAATGCGGGCACAAGAAAATCAGTAAATTCTTTTTCGACAATTATATCACCAACATAATTTTTACTTAAAATAAATTGACGTATATCATTATACATACCTGGCTCAAAGCGACCATTTGGAGTTATAGCGTATATACGTGAAGGTATAAATTTACTGTAGCGTCTTGCAAACCGCGCGGCATCATTTTTAACTGAAAAATGTTCACGTATTTCATCAAACAAATCACCTGATATAATACCAAGTTTTTTTGTAATATCAAAATTTATGCGTATCATTACGTTATTTCTAATTTCATAATCTCTATGAGATTTTTTATATCGTAAGTTGTACTACTTAACGTTTTTTCAGTTTTTTCTAATAACTCTATTACAAGTTTTTTATGAGTTATCTTCTCAACAAGCTGTTTGTATTCAGTATGTTTTTCTACTGCTGAACCTATAGCTGCTAGTGTTAATTTAACAGGTGCATTTTTTTGAATTTCATCAGTAAGAAGTTTTTTTAAACTTTCACTATCCTTAATATCATTCGCTACTTCTAATTTTAAACGTATGGCGCGACCTACCCACTTATGCTTAAGAGCGGGTAATCTTAATTGATAATCTTTTAAGTTAAGTTCATCAATTTTAAGATCACTTTCTAATTCTTTTATGTAGTCTTCAAGCATTTATTTAATAAATAATAATATACATATACAAATTTGCAAATGAGTATTTTTCATAAGATTTTTGAGTCTTTACTTAGTGAAGACAACACGGCAAGCAGCGCCTTTGGTGTAAATGCTAGCGGCGAGTATGGTAATCAATTTCCGAGTCAGAATAGTAAAGCGTATAATCCTAATGATAATAGACCGATTAACCCTCTAAACGCTATACTTGGCAGTAAAAAAAGAAAAAATAAAACTAAGTTTAGAATTGCAAGACGCACGCCAGCTCCAATGTAATATGAATCTCGGTCACTGGATATTGAGTGAAGGTGTTAATTATACAGAAAATGTATTTGGTTTTATATATGAAATAAAAAATACTGTTACTGGTAAAATGTATATTGGTAAAAAGCAGTGTTGTTCTAAAATAAAACGTAAACCTCTTAAGGGTAAAAGACGCAATCGTATCGAATATAAAGAATCTGATTGGCGCACATATACCGGGTCTTCA